CCGCCGATCTGATAGGTAGTGGTGTTGACGGCGGCACTAGCAGTAAGCGTATTGCAACCAATGGCTCCAGAAATTGAGGCGCTAGCCGCAGTCAGCGCGCCGCCGACATCGAGGGTGCCGTTGACCGTCGCGTAGTTGGCAGTCATCCTGCCGTTGACGCTGACGTTGTTTCTAGCGGTGACATTGTCAGCGGTTAGAGTGCCGCTGTTCATAAAGATATCACTACCCGACCACACGGAGTTGCCAACAAGCGTACCGTCGGCGCGAATTTCTCCGGCGGCGTGGATATTTCCGGTCGAGTTCAGATACGCGCCCTGAACGGTCCCGCCGGCATAGAAACTTCCACCATGGACATCACCGGACGCCTGGACATTGGCGCTCGTGTAGAGCGTGCGGCAACCGATGTCGCCGGCTGCATTGATGTTGCCATTGGAAGTGATCTGCGGCGCCACAATCGCGCCACTAAAGGTTCCGCCGCTGATCGGCATGCAAGCGGCCACTGCGGCAGTGACGGTGTTGTACCACCTTTTGACCGCACCCATCATCATGCGGCCGACATCGTTCACCGCACTCGGCTGCATGCCTTCCGGCCAGCCGTCGGGAGGTGTCAGATTATTGGCGTTGTCGGTTTCATTCCAACTGGAAACCTCGGTCATCGCTGCACCCACCTCATCGCGACCCGCCGCGATATTGATTCAAACGGCAGCAAGATGGCGAGCTGTCCGCCGTAGGGGACGTGGCACACAAGTTCGTCGCAGGTTTCGAGGAGCCCCCAAGGAGAGCAGTAAGCCTCAGTGATCACCGCACCGTCGGCATCACGCGCCTGCACTGCCCGCGCCCGGGTGATGTACTGACCGCCGCAGCGTTCGACAATGACCGGCTTGCTCTCGGGATACCCGAGCACCCAAGCCATCGTCGTGTCGTCCGCGGCCCGCTGATAGGCCTCGGCGAGCCGCTTGTGAAGCGTCACCAGTGTGCCCTCGGGCCTGGCGACGACATAGGCATCGATGCTCGGCGGGATCAGGTGAGCATCCTCCGGCACGCAGTAACACGCGCGCTTCGGGTGATCGACGTCAAGACAAGCACGGAGCTGGGCCTCGATGTCGCGCGGCGGCTCCGGGATCGGCATCATGCCGATTGCTCACGGTACAGCGATTGCCAGTCCTGCGGCCCGACGATCGCGCCGAGCACCAGGCACGGCACCGCAAGAGCCGCAGTGACCGCCCGGCCGCGCCACAGCCGCCTGGCGCCGCGCACACCAGCTCGAGCCGCCAGGTCTTCGGCACGCCACCGGAAAACGGTCCCGAGCACCCGTGAATAGAGGCTGTCGGGTTTGCGCCGGAGATGTCGCACTGAGGGAATGGCCCAGACGTAATAGCCGCGCTTACCGATTTCCGGGTAATTCGCAAAGACTCGCGAGCCCGCCCTCCAGTGCCGCCGATCGAGCTTTCCTTGTCGCATCAGCTCGGTGCAGATAATCCAGGCAGCCAATGCCGGCGCCGCACCCGCGGCTCCCGCTCCCGCGCCCAGCCCGCCCAGAGCCTTGGCGGCGCCCGCCAGGCCAGTGATCGCGCTTAAGGCATTGACGCCAGTATTCTGGAAGTTCGGGCTGGTCTGCGAGCTGCCGGCACTCTCCACGCCTCCGCCCGTGATGTTCTTCAGGTACATTTGCAACGCATCGAACGGGGCGCTCTGCTCGCCATAGAACCGCTTGTTGACATCATCGAGCTGCTGCTGCTGCAGCGTACGCTGGCCGGCACCGGCCTGGACGTCATTACTCGCCGCGGTGTACTGGGCATTCGCGAGCGTCGGGTACTGGCCCAGCGCGGAGAGCGCCGCACTGTTACCGGAGGTGAAAGCGTTCGACAAACCAGTGGCGCCAGCCTCGCGCCCCGCCAGGTCCGCCTGCGTATTTCGACCCGCTGAATCGAGCCCCGCAATATTGGCGGCACTCGCTCGGGCCGCGATATTGGCAGCAGTGTCGGCTCCGGTGATGCCGGCCTGCGCCCCGGTGATACCGAGCCCAAGCCCGCGGTTCTGCAGATCCCAACCCGTCCCTGCCGCCGCGGTCTGCCGAGCGCGCTCGTTCTCGTAAGCCGGCGCATAGATATTGGTGGCGACCTTGCCGAGCGTATCGCCAAGGTTCTGCTCGTTCTGTCCCCTCGCGCCCAACAGCGCCCCCGAGCCATACCGACCGGCCTTAGCGTAATTGGCGTCGGTCTGCGGTGCCGTCGCGGTCTGATAGGCCCGCATTGTCGGGTCTTGGGCAGCCTTGACGTAATCGGCCAGGTACGGATTACTGCCGGGGTTGAGGTAATCGCCAGCCGCCGTCTTCGCGAGCTGGTCTTGAAACCCGCCGCCGCCCGCCGCCGCCTGCGCACCGTAGCCGGCAGCCTGGCCGCCATAGCCGGCCGCGGTCGGCGCATACCCGCCGATCTGCGCCAGCGCATCGGCGCCGCTTCCCATAGCCCGCGTCGCCAGCTCGCGCAGCCTGTCCTGCTGCATGCTGCCGCCGCCGGCCAGGTCGTTGTAGGTCGGCTGCCCCGGGTTCGAACGCCAGCCAAACTTGCCGGTGGTCGCGTCATAGAACGTGCTGTTCGCAGTCGGCCGCATCGTCTGGTCAATCGCATTGCCGGTCGCGAAGATGTCGCTATAGCCCTGCACCTGGCCGGGATTGTTAGGCGCAAGCGTCTGATTCGGTGTGTAGTTGTACGGGCTGTTCTGATACAGATCCTTCGCCTTATCCCACCCATAAGTCAGGTACGGAAGCTGCGCCTCACCCGTGGGGTTGCGCGTCGTCTGCGTGATGCTGCTCGGACCCTTACCCATCGCTCACCTCGGTATAGGACGCGCGATCACAACGTCACCCGTGAATTCGCCGCCCCACACTCGCGCCCAACCCGGACGCCCGGTTGTCGATATGTGACTGCAGCCGGCCTCACGGCCGTGCGCGTCCAGTGCTTCGATCGCCGCGTCTTTCCAGCGCGCCATCCGGTCACCACCGCACGCCACGACCTCGAGCACCCGGCGCCGCGGATAGGTCTTGATCTCGGTCACCAGCACCGCATCGATGTGATGGTCGATCTCACACACCCAGATCCCGACCTGGCCGATCATTGCCAAGCGCAGGTAATCGATCGGTTCGAAACAACCCTGCCGCACTGTCGCGCGGCCGATCATCTCGCTAATCCGCGGCCATTGCTGCGCGATCTCCTCCAACGACGCGAGACGGCACGTCACCGGCACCTGACCGTCATCCCGTACATAAACCCAATCAGGCTCGCAGAGCGTCATGTACCAAGCACCCGCCAGGTTGTTCCATTGAACCAGAGTAGCTGCCGGGTCGCGCCGCCGCCGGCAGCATTACCACCCCACGCCCCAACACTGCCGTCGGTGATGTAAGCCATCGTCCCGGGGAGGACATTGACCGGCAGGGTCGCAAAGGTCAGAGCGGGCCGATCGGTCAGGCCGATCAATTGATTGATCGAACGCGCGATATCCCGCAACCACGCAGCCCAGTTGGACGGCGGCTGCTCCGGTGCAACACGCGACATGGCCGGCGGCGAGTGTGCGCTCATCTCAGTCTAGCCTCTGCCCGCAATTCGACGTCGAGCCCCTGGAGGTGCCGGAATTCTTGCAATGCCGGCATCGCCAGGCGAAACCGCAGATAACGCCCAGTAACACGTTGCGGACATTCCCCGATGACATTGCAATTGACCGGCGGCTCCCAGACCACCGGGTCGGTCAGTTTCTCCCGATGCCCGACAGCGACGGTGGCGGTTTCATGGCACCCCGTCGCACCCTCCATCAGCGGTCGAACCGACGACACCCAGGCGCGCTGTCGGTCGTTGGGCTGCGTCTCGGCCGTCTCCAGGGTCGGTGCCATCGCCGGGCCGCGGCCGACCCCAAGCTTGTGCTGCAAGTCAAAGACGGTGATGAAGTTGGAGGCGTTGCCAACCCACAGCGGATCGTCCAAACCAGGCTGAATGACGTCGAGATTACCGAACTGGTCAAGCTGCTCCAAATTATACCCGTCCGAATACATGGCCCCCAAAAACCATTCGACATGCGACGCCGCATCGAGTTCGACGATCGAGGCCCGCCCCAGCTCCCAGTTATAAATCAGGAGCCGGTTGTACATGCCGTCTGTGCCGGTGCCGGCGGAAAAGGCCCAGAGAATTGTCCTCGTTCTCGGGTCGGCGGCACCGAGGACGGCGCCGACATAGGTGTGATCAAGCTCGCGGAAAAATTCCCTGTCGAATTTCTGCGCCCCGATCGGAATGCAAGTCGAGCCGTCAAATGCGGTGAACCCGTTTTCCGCCAGGTAGTACGCGACCGGCCGCAATGCACCGCTCCCATCGCGCGCGTGCGCCTGCACGATCGAGAGCGGCGATATCGTCCCCGAGCTGCCCGCGCTGACCCCAAATCGGAACATCGTCGGCGGGCCTTCGAAGCTGCCCGTCCAGATGCCTCTCTCACAGAACACCGCGATATCGGACGCCGGTCCCAACCCAGCCACAAGACCAGTGACAACACCGAGGTCGGTCTGCTGCAGGTCTTGATAATCTGACTGGAGCTGGATTGCCGTTATAGAGCCCGGTGTCGGCCAGTTGGTAGGATCTCCCAAGGCACTCCACCACACGCGCGTCGGCACCGGGCCGCCGACGGGATCGATCGTGCTCGCGACCATCAAGAAATCTTTGACAGTCGCACAATATTTCGCAATCGGCGCGGCTGCCGCCAGAGGCGCGAAGTGCAGATCGCCCGCCAAGAGCGACTGGATCGGGTCAACCCCGTTGGTCGCAATGACGCGATGCCCAAACCCGGTGAACTGCCAAAACCCACTCGGTAGCGGGTGCGTGGCATAGGCGCCGCCGGTCGTGCGGCTGGCGTCGGTCAGAGTGCGCGACCCGAGCGGGAGCTGATAGAGTTTGGTCCGATCGCCGGCAAAGAAGTAGACCCGCCCCGTCTCGTCCTTGACCGAATAGCCGCCCTGGCACCTCTCATCCAAGGTGTTGTCCGAGTATGGCGAGAAGGTCGGCATCGGGCCGTATGACCGGGCGGTCAGCGGCACGACGTTCTTCATCATTGGCGTGCCGGGGTTGGCGTAGTCTGCCTGATCCGGCAGCCACTCCGGCCAAGGTGCTACGGGCATCAGGCAGCCACCTTGGCCTGCAGCTCGGTGACTTGCGCCGAGAGTTCCTGAACCGCCTTCCACAACACGGCGGTCAGATCGGCGTAGGAAAGCCCCTGTGTTTGTTTTTCATCGTCGCCAACATAGTGCCCGCCGAAATCGTGCCCGGCCTTTTTCATCACGCCCTCAACCTCTTGCGCGATCAAGCCCCAGCGCACCCGGTCTTTATCCTCTTCGCGGCCTTCTCGGTATTTATAGCGTTTCGGGGTGATTTGTTGGATCAGTCCGAGGCAATCGGGAAGGTCCGCAATGTCGGTTTTCTCGCGAACATCGGAAATGTTGCTGATCGCATAGGCGACAACATTGGAAAAAGCGGAGCCGGTATTTCCCAGCAAAAACAGATTGTTCCCCGCCGAAATGGTATGCCCATTGAGGTTATTAGGAACCACACCGTCGCCGATCACCAAATTGTTATTGGTGTTAATGCCGAACATGAATTGCCCGGTGGTGCCATCGGCCTTTCGGCCATAAATCCCGTTGTTGTTTGTTGATAGCGTCAGATTGCCGCTAAGTGAAATGCAGCCCGGTCCCGGGTCGTTGGCGAACGACGTGCCAACCATAACGCCCTGACCGATTAACAGCGGGAACTGTGTTCCGGTTGAACCGCGCGGTGTGGTGCAAAAATTTAGGCCGGTGCCATGTGCCGTAGCGGTCCAAGGTTCTAATGCCATCGCAAAGATTTGCGCGCCGAGCGCATAGTTGGTTCCGTCATGCCCACGATAGACATCAACGCCAAAAATATCGTTGGTTTGTACAGCTCCTAGTGATGCTGCCGTACCACGCGCAGCTTTGTATTCTACGGACGGATATGCCCCCGTCCCGAACGTATCCATTGTAATACGGACGTGCGTCGCGTCCGCCGCGCCGATGTGAATTTGCGCCGGGTCAATCGGTGCCGGGAGCGCACCGGCATTGAGCTTGATCGTCAACGCGCCGGTCATCGTGTCGCCGGCTTTGACGATATACGGGCCGCCGGTCACATAGTTTTGCGCCTTCACAAAAGCGGTCGTTGCCAGGCTGGTGTCGTTATCCGCGGCAAGCGGGGTCGGAGCCTTCGGATCGCCGGTAAAAGTCGGCGAGGCGATCGGCGCGTAGGGCAGGGACACGACGGTCGGAGCCCAATACACCCCGTTATATGTCCACGAGGCGCCGCCCGAGGTGAAGACAGTCCCGTTAGATGGAGAATTGGGAAAGTCCATCGCTGTCATGCGCGCGACTCCAATACCTCAATACGAGCCATCACTTCCTGCAAGGCCTTGGTCAACGACGCGATAACCGCTATCAGATCGGGTGATTGAATTTGGTTGGGTACATCCTTGTAGCCGGTCGCTGCGCTTTCCAGCAGAGTCGCTTGTAATTCGTGCGCCAGAAAGCCCCAACGCTCGCTATCATTGGCAACTGTGAGAAGTTCCGCGTTCTCGGCAGTGGTATACGAAATTGGTCGCAGTGCCTTCACCTTGTCCCAAGTTGAAGGTAGATCAACGACGTTTTCCTTTATCCGGTAATCGCACGTTGTCGAAATTGTACCGACAAGGACGTTGTCCACCCAGAGGTTGGGATAGCCAATCCATTCAAAGTTAAAGAAATTGCCTTGATAGGCACCACCTCTACCATGATGCGAGGCAAGCCCATCAGTGTAAAAAACCCCATCAACAACAGCATTGCCCATAGATCGTATTTGACCCGTCGCAATAATGCTGCCCGCCCCCGGATCGTTGGCGATGGTGCCGCCGACCATCAGCCCGTCGGCAACAAGTACCGAGGTTCGTGGAGCGGCAGAGCCATTCGGAATTGTGTTTAGCGTAATATGTGTGCCCAGCGCCCCCGCCGCCCAATTCTGCCGAGCTTCGAAACGGATCGAAGCGGCATCGGAATAACCCGAAGTAACCCAGCCTTGCCCTTGTAAATCGAGCAGCCAGTCGCCGCCCTGCGGCGGCGCGGGCGCGGCGGCAGTGCCCCGGGCAAGTCGCGTAACAAGCGCAACAGGCACTGCACCGTAACCGTCAAGCATAAACAACGCCGCCGAACCGTTGGCCCCACCAACATGCAACTGACTTCCCGCCGCCGATTGGAGCGGGGCGGTGTTCAGATTAACGGTGAGCCCGCCGGTCATCGTGTCGCCGGCTTTGGCGACATACGGTCCTTGCGCCTTCACAAAGGCTGTCGTGGCGAGCTGGGTGGTATTGGTCGCAGCCGCCGCGGTCGGTGCCGTCGGAGTGCCGGTCAAGCCGGGCGAGTTCAGCGGCGCGTAAGGCGTGAACACATCGATCGTCGGCGGCGAGGTCGCCGGGTTTATCGAAAGACCAGGCCCCGCCTGATACAGGCCCGGCGGGCCAGGAACGCCCTGATTGGCGATCACCCACTGGCTGGAATTAGGGTCTGCGTAATAGACAAAAAGCTGGCCCACCCCGACCGCGGAATTCCACCACAACGCGCCCGGAGCAGGCGAAGCAGGCGCAGTGTCGCTGACCGTGATCGAGGCGCCGCTGCCGCCGCCCGCCGACCATTGCGTGTTGAAATCGGTCGCGTCGATCTTCGACAGCACCTGGCCGGCTGTGCCGCCCACCGGGACGCCCGGCCCGGCCGGGCCAGCAGGTCCGATTTCGCCGGGCGCGCCCGTGGCGCCCTGTATGCCTGGCGGGCCTTGCGGACCCATCCCGATGACATCTATGACCTCGATCGGCGTCCCGAGGCCGACGACGTCGATAACTTCGATGGTCATGCTGGCACCGCCGTCACATCAGCCACCACACAGACCCGGCCGGTGACGACCGTCGTTATGTCGCCATCCGACATGGTCAACTGCAGATCCCACACCCCGCGCGGCGCCAAGGTCGCGGTCTGATCGGCCGGCAATACGATCTCGACCCGGCCGTTTGACGGGATCGAACACGCCATATTGACCAGCACCGCCCCACCTGGCGCATTGCGAATTTGCGCCGCTGCGGTCGCGTCGGTGGTGTCGACCGGGAGCGTCTTGTCGGCGTCCTGCCACAGCAGAAAGGCGAAGCGCCTGGTGTCGCCCCGATACAGGGTCATGTCGTAATTGCCCGGCATCATGGCGACGGCATCCCTGTTCGCATCTGCAGCGGCGCGCCAGGCCAACGCTTCCGCTGGTCGGCCTGCTCGATCGAACCAAACGCCATCTCGCGGCGCTGACCCCACGAGAGCGCGCGCTCATCCGCGCCAATAAAGGCCTCAGCCTCAACCAGGCTGCCGAACAGATAAAGATCTGGATGCTCATCGAGGAGCCAATTAGTCGGCGCGGCGTCACTGAGAGGCGGCAGCCCGCGCCGGTAGGTCACGACGACCGGCGCCGACGCGCTGTTCACCGGGAATTGCATGGTGACGCCGCCGCCAGACACACAGACGCCATCACCGCCGCCGACGATCGTAAAGTGCCGCGGCTGCCCGCCGGCCGAATACGGCCATGGCCCCTGCGGCGGGACGTATTCCATAGGCGACCCGTCCTCCAGCGCAGCATTGCGCAACCGGGCGAAATCAGCCGGCAATTCGACGCTTGCGCCAAAGGGATAGAGCACCTCCTGCCGCTCACCGCCGATCGTCTGCAATCGGCGGTTCGCTTCGGCCTCAAAAAGTCGGATCATGTCGGGCACACTGGGCTGCAGTAACGGATCGCCCGGCCGCGCCAGCCAGAGCAGGATCGCCGTCTGCAGTGCGCTATACGAGTCCAGTGCCATCGTCACCTACAGCATAAAATGGTTGGTGCGGAGGTAGCGGTACTCGTTCGAATTCAACAACCGCCTGACCGCCGGCCAGTGGTCTTTTTTCCAGCAACTGACACCGTGCTCAACCAGCCACTTATACGCCACATCGAGCGGGATTGATGCCGCCAGTCGCATATCACGACCCTCGCCAACCCAGCCGTCGGTGTGGTTCGCGAGTTCCTTGTTGCGATCGATCACCGCGGTGACGTCGCACGTCCGTTTGATAATTATCGTGCCGGTCGACTCGTCATAGTCAAACGTCTCGGTCGACCCCGAAAACGGGTTGTACTCGAGGAGCAATGACATCGATTTTATGCCGAAAAAGGGGGGCGGCCCAGGGGAGGGAAAAGCCACCCCGCGCAAGTAATCAGGGCGCAGTCAGGTCGTAGATGCCAGCATTGGCCGCCTCGTTTTTAGAAACGAGGGTGTATTCTCCAAGGAGCATCCGCTTCTCTGCGTCGCCTGTTTTTGCGAGTTCTGTCTGCTTTATTGGGCGCAGCCAGTCAACCGACCAATAATCATAATTCAGCAAGAATGCATCTCTTGTTCGCATCCAACGATTAGGAACTATGCTTATGGTATGGAAGTCGCCGACATAGATGTCCACTGTAGCCGTCAGCTTTTTAGTTGCGACGTCTACCTGCTTCTGAGCATTGCCGGCAAAAGTACTTGCGACCTGCTTATTGGACGCGCCGACCATTAGGACGTCGAGCTTTTCCGAGCTGTTGTTGTAGACCGATTTCAAGGCGCCCTTGAGCATCGTCTCGGTAAATGCGCGCGGTGTCCCGTCGACCCGCGCATTGCTGCCGTCACCGACCGGGTTGGTGCCGACGTGATCGGTGTTGGTCTTGATCCACGCCGGAACACCAGCCAGGAGTGGCGCCACTGCAGCACCGCCCGTCACCTTCGCCTGGTTGTTCAGCAAGATGCTCTCGATGTCGTTTTTCAGCTCGCGACCGCGCTTCACGAGCTGATAGGCCAGCTCGGTCTTGCGCCCGGCCTTGTTCACCGCATCGACGGTGCCGGAGATGATCACCTCTTTACGGGAGATCTGGGTCCGGTTGCCGAGACGAGCGGTAACGCTAGCCGGCGAAAACGTCGCGATGTCGTCGCCCTGGAATTGGGCGTTGTTGACGTTTGCGGCAGCGAGCGCGTCGGTCTGCCATTCATGCAGAACCGCATCGGCCGTACCGCGGCCGACATTGCTCATGAAAGGGTGATCGTCCGGTGACACATTATAAATCATGTCACTGAGGTCTTCGCGCAGACCCTGAAGGCCGGGCTGGCCGGTGTAGGTCAGCGCAGTTCCGCTGATAATTGCCATTGAGGAGGCTCCATCTGAGGGAATGCCGGCGTCTCACGACGCTGGCGAGAGCGGGCGCCCCCAAACCCGCTTTTGATACGGGGGGCGGTCAGGTGAAGTTCAGCTCACCCCAGAAGCTGTTGGAGATAGCTGATGGCGTCCCTATCGGACCCCGTGCGCTTGAGCTGTTCCATTGCCTGGCTACGGCGCCGCGCTGCGTTGCTTTCCCGGTGTGGTGACACCCCGGGTCGCTGCACGCTTGGCGCCGGATCGGCACGCCTTGTCTCAGCCGACCGGCGCGCTCTCGCGGCCCGGTCGGCCTGCATGGCCTTTGCGGCAACCAAATTCACTCGGTGGTCAATGACCTGGCCGATCTCCTGGGCCGTAAAGCCTTGCTCATGGAGCCACTGGCGCATCTCGTTGACGAATTTCCCGCCCTTCTCGCGGTCTGCGAAGTCAGGCATCTTTTCCGCCAAGCGAGCCGCTTCGGTCGCTCTCAGGTGCGCAAAATTCCGCGCGTAGTCCTGTTGTGCGACCGCCTGGACACGCTGCAGTTCACCCTGGATCGCGCCGATCCGGCCGCGCAGCGCATCGCGCTCCGCGGTCAGTCGGACGTAATCGGCAGGTGACTCTTGTGCCAGGCGCTGCCAGTCCAGATTGGCAAATTGTGCCGCTTCCGGCATGGCAACGGCGAGTAGCTGTTCCAAATTGTTGGCGTAGGAATTCCGCTCTTGCTGGATCTCGCCAAACGTCGCCTCGAGTGCGTGACGGTGCTGGGCGATCTCCTGCGTCTTAGCTTGAAAGGCCCGGTCCCTCTCGCTCTCCCGGCGGGTAATGACTGCCTGCGCCTCGGGTGGGAGCTGCTGGAATACGGCCTTGTCTTCGTTGCTCCAACTCTTAGGCGGCTCGATCCGGTGGTCGGACTCGTCGTCCGGTTCGTCACTCGCCGCCTCCTCAGTATCGCCGATGGCCTCCTCAGGTTCGGCATCCTCAGGCAGGTCTTGCCCGTCGGATTCGGGAACGTCGCGGCCAGGCTCATGCCCGGCATCCTGCGACGGTGTCTGTTGTGGTCTGGGCTCGGCGCGCCGCCGCCGCGGCGGCTCGTCCTCGGCCTCGAGCAGCCCGGCGACGCTGGCGACAGCGTCGCTCTCGGACATCGGGCGGGGGGCGCTCGCAGGGGGCGGGGCAGTAGGCGCAGGCGTAGAACCGCCGCCAGTGTCCACTGGCACGTCAGCCATCTAATTCTCCAAAATCAAAAGGACGCCCGCTCTCGGAGCGATGCAATCTTTGTCAGTGTCTCGGTCGCGCGCTCGACAACATCCGGGTCGCGGCTGGTGCGGCTGAAGTGGCGCAAAGCCTCCATAGCTAGAGCGAGAGAGGCGACGGTAATCATCAGAGACGCTATCGTCTCGTCCTTTACCGTCATGGCGTCACCTGCACCCGTTTCGATTACCGAAATCCGCAGGCGAACGTCGTGCTCGCCGCGCTACCAATCACCGAGACGTCAGTGGGCGGCGCCACCGTCCATATCGCGCACTGCCCCGCACTCAAGGTTCGGGTGCCCGAAGCGCCGATCGCCGCGGCGCCGCCGGTCGCATTGACGCCCAGCGTATTGGTCGCGTGCGAATTACAGATCTCGAGATACTTGGTCGGCGCCCGCGACCCGAACGGCACCGGGATTGCGGTCGTCGTGATCGTCGTGCTGCACGGGATCAGCGCATCGGCCCAAGCCGGCATCGCGCAGGCGCAGAACAGCGCCGCCAGAAATAGACGGTGCATCACACTCTCCACTAATGACGCGGATAAAAATCCGACCTATGGTCGGGTCATGCAGCCGACCCCGCCCGACGCAACGCTCCTCGTCTGGGCCGCTTTCGCCCTGGCGTTCGCGGTTCTTATTCTCGCGATTGCCGCATCGTTATGAGGTCGTCATCCGGCGCAATTCACTGCGCAATTCGCCAACCGCCCAATACAGCCGGTAATGCTCCTCACGCGCCCCGTAATCGCCGGGCGCCGATAGCTTCCAGCTCTCATAAAGCCGATCCTCGACCCGCTGCATCGCCAGGACGAACGCCGGGTCACCCAACAACCGCGTTGCGGCGGCTCTGATTTCGGCCTTATCAGTCGGCAATTCAGGTTCGGGTTCCGGCGGCGGCGTCGGCGGACCTCCCCAGATGTCTGCCCCGGACAGGCCGCACCAGAAGGCGCGGAAGTCTCGCCAAGTCAGAACGGTATCCTCAGACCGAGGCGGGCGTTCCACGGCATCTTCTGACCGCGAAACGGCATCTGATAGCCGCCCGACAATTCCAGGGTCGGATCGCCGCGGAACGGCAGCGGAATTCGCGCCGCACCCTGCATGCCCAGCGGCTGCCGGCCGCCCAGGCTGCGATCCCACGCCATGCCGCCGGACAATTCAACCGGCGGTCCCGGACCCGGCCCCCTCTCGCTATTCGGAAACTCGGCCGGGTTCATAATCAACCCGCCTTCGCCAGGCTGCACACCGCGACGCACCACACCCGGGATCTCCGGCGGCCCGCTCGGCGGCACGCCCCAAGGCTGGCGCCGATACTGCGTCCAGTCGTCCTTTTGCGGCTGCGGCGTCATGTCGACGCCGCCATTGCCGAGCTGCGCCATCAGGAGGTCGAGCGCGTTCACGTCGGCGGTTCCCCGAGCTGCTGACGCAGCCGATCGAGCGCACCGGCCTGAGCCTCGCCGGCACCGCCGCCAAGCGCCGCGGCACCGCCGGCACCAGCCGTCAGCCCCGCCAGGCCATACTTACGCAGTATCTCGATCAGCTTGTCGTCGAACATGACGTAATTACTGGTGCCTTCACCGCCGGCACTACGGCTGCCCGCATCGAGATATTTGATGCCGGGAATACCGGCCTCTCGGAGCTGTTGCGATGCAAGCGGCGGCGAATTCAGACGCGACAAGGGGGTCGGTGCAAGTTGACGGACAAGTCGATGGTAAATATCGTCGCCGCTGCGCGCCAAACCACTTAAGTGCTCTGATTGAGGATTAGCTATCCCCGCGCCTTTCAGCGCCTGCTGAACCTGCGGGTTCTGCGCGATCAACGGCTTATCCCAATCCAACAGCGTTGCCGGATCGGCGTGTAGATCGACCTCGTAGACCTTACCAAGGCGGGTGTCGTCCAGATATTTCTGGATCAAATTGTATGCCGGCTGGTCCGAACCATTGGGCATCCCGGCCCAACGATCCTGCCAATCAGCATGACGGCGGATCGCGCCCAAAGCTTCGCCCGGGCTATCAAACCCAAAATGATCGACCGACCGTAACGCGGCGCGCACATCAGTGGGTATTGAGCCGCCCGGCGCCCCAGATAGATTGGCCCGATAGTGTTCTGCGATATTGGGCGTATCCGTAAAATAGAGCCCATGCCCGTAAGCTTGCGCACCTTCGCCCGTGCCGATCTTGGACGAGTCAAAGGCGTTAAAATCATGCGGACTGCCATGATAGGCGCGGATCGGGCCTGCCTTGCCGATATTACCGACCCCCAAACCCAGTGCCGGGTGCTCCATACCAGCCAGCGCAGCCTCGCCATAGCGACCCTGCAGGATCATCTCCTGCATTTTCTGTTGCGACTGGGCTGCTTGCACATCCCAAGGCTGCAGGCCCATCATCCCGGCCACACCGCCGCGGTCGTACCAATCCTCGACCGCCGGCTGCATTGCGGTGCTCGCCTGCGCCGCACCCTCGGCCTCGGGATCGCCGCCGAGCTGCCGGGATAGCCAGTCAAGCGCGTTCACGTCGGCGGCTCACCGAGCTGCTGGCGCAGCCGATCGAGAACGCCGCCGGCCCCGAAATAATCAGGCCCCGGCGGCTGACTGCCGGCCCGAAAGATCCCTCCGGGACGCGGCGGGTTCGGGATTACGTCTTGGAGGAGCCCTTGGTGCTGCGGGTCTTCCCACCAACGGGTTTGGGGTCCGTGGGTCCATCCGTGTTGGGCGGCGTAGCGGTCGTCGACTTCAGCGACCCTCTTGCCCAATGTGGCGAGTAGCTCCGCGGCCCTTCTTTGAAGATCGGGTGATCGGGTGGCAGCGAGCCCAGATCGATACCCTTCGCCATTGGGATTCTTGCTCCAGTCGTTAGGTTCGTAGAACGAATGCGAGGTCGTGCTACCGAATTTATATTCAGGCAGGTCGGCTTTTTCCATTACGCGCAATGCCGCAGCACGGAAATTTTTATTCGAGACGCCGCTCGCCTCCGGGACATTCAGAAAGCGGAACCCCTTCTCAGACGTGATCGGCGAGAAGAAATCGCTGCCCGTCTCGGCGTGCATCGCACGCGCCACCGCAATCGCCTCGTCAGGCGTCAACTGCCGCCCGATATCGACGTCAGCAAGGTTGTGCTTGCCGATCGGCGCCTCCGTCCAGATCGGCTTGTGGTAGGCGATCGCATCCTGCCGCAAGAGAATGCCGCGGACACGCTCCTGCGTATTCAACAATTCTTCGCTGGCGGGATCGATGCCCTTTGCGGTGCCGCCGAGCACGACCGGGGTCTGCGTGCCAGGATTGACCCGCCCCTCGAAATAGCCGGGTCCGAAGACGTTCTTGCCGGTCAGGAGGCCGAGATGGGAGGCGATGATATCGCGCCCGCCCTCGTCGCTGAGCGCCCTTACGATGTCGTTATGATACGCCTGCTTCACGTCCCACGGCGCG